ATAGCAGCTTCAGAAGTCTTTCCCATCACTCTTGCTCTTTGTTCCATAGCAATTGCTGCTTGAATTTTGTGAGCATGAGATCTTCCAGAGTTTCTTATTTTTGAAACACTTTGCTTTGCAGTTGCAACATCCTTAAATCCCAATCCGTGAATTGTTCCTTTTGGATCTTCATCTGTATAGAGATCAGAGTGTTTATCAGACTTATCTGGTTGTCCTGGTTTCTTTGGAATACGAGGATCGTTCATTTCACTAAAAGGTGATTTTGATTTTGTTTCTTCACCCTTTGCTCTTTTTTTACGAGCAGCACAATGAGCTTTCTGAGAAAATCCGCTAGGATTATCGCAGTTTATTGATCTTTTATATTTGTCAGACCAACTCATTGAAAAAAGATATTACTCTTTATTATTTAGAAAACCTTGTTTGAGTAGTTTTGATAATTCGGAAGTTGATCCTACAAAAATAGCATTATTAGTAGTATTATTTGTAGTTTTGTTTGAATCTTCTTCCACGTCTTTTAATTTTTTTTGTAAATCAATTAATTTATCAGTTACATCACCAACACTTTTAATTAATTGTCCGGCAACTTCATATGCTCTTGGAGATCCTCCCTCTCCAGCAAGTTCCATAATTCCATTAATTGCTTCTTGTCCCTTTTCAATTAAGGAATAAAGATTGGCTCTTGTATATTGATAATCTTTTTGAATATCATTAAATTTTAATGATGATATGTCTAATTCTTCCTTATCTTTTTTTACCTCTACAATACTACTCTCAATATTCAGAGATGCATCTAAATTATCATAATTATTTTTCATAATTTTTTCAAATATCAATTTGTCTAGATGGACTAAAATCTTTACCGTCAAAAAACATTTCAATTGACTCATTAAATCCAAAATCATCAGTTGGTTCAGCATTAATTGGATCTGGAGTTACAGTGTATCTCATTTCTCTTCTTGCAGTTTGCGGATCATTTCCACTATAATAATCAACCTGAACCTTACGAATAAGTCCATCCGTGCTTTCTGCAATTGGACCAAATAGATACATTTTTGCAGTGAAATTAAAAGTATAAATTAAAATTCTTCTAGTAGAAAAATCTCCTTCATAATCGTCCGTAAAATTTACACTATCTAAAACAATTGGAATATCTCGTTTTTCCCCAATAGAATCAATTAAGTCTACAGTTAGATTAAATGATGGTTGAAAAAATGGAAGAATCTGCTCAACAACTTGTAAAGCATCATCTTGAATTTTACTCATTAAATTTAATTGAAATCCAATATTATATGGAACTGGAAGAAAAACTTTTTTTAAATTTTTACCATCAGATGCTTTAAAAGTTTGAGTTACATTTGCTTTTCTTACCGGATCATATTGTATCGATGTCATTTCAAAAGACATTCTCGGAAGGGTAATAGAAATTGCTTTATTTAACTCTGGTTGCTGCTCAATTCTTGCTAAGAATTTTTGGATAGGACCATACGCTAACGGAACTTTAATTTCGCTAATACTATCTCCAGAAGAATTTTTATGTCTCACATTAATATCATTAAATAATGTACCAAATGCAATTACAGTTCTTCTAATAATTTCGTGGTAATAATAAGTTCCTAACATTAATAAGTTCCAAATGGGTTTGATTCTGAGAAATCGATAATATTATCTGCCTCTTGTTCAATTTCTCTATTTTGACTATATTTATCAGTATTAAATGGATCAAAAGATTTTATTGCATATATTGCAGATGAGGCAGATCCAACAATAAGTTCTCCAGGATAAAATCCTTTGGTAGCAGCGTTATCTACAAACGATACTTTAAGAATTTTTGTGTCTTGATCCCATGATTTAACTCTCGCTACAGTGCTTGATATAGATCCAACAACAACTTCGTTAAATTTGTAAGTTCCAATTCCGTTGATAAGTGAAGGTTGAGAAATAGTAATTGTAGGAGGTGTTGTATATCCAATTCCAGGATCAATAATTCTTATAGAACTTATTCCATTAGTTAAATTGAGAGTTGGAATAATAGTAGCGACTATGCCTCCTGCAGGTGGTGTAGATAATGTTATTGTCGGTATCTTAGTATATCCAACTCCAGTAAATGCAACACTAACATTAGTAACTCCTTTTTTAATTTTTTCGATAGAACATGTTGCAGCTGCTCCTGTTCCACCACCACCAATTATTGTAATTTTTGGTGATACTGTATATCCAGATCCAGCATTAACTAAAAGAATTTCTTTTACGGACTTTATTCCACCTCTAATAGTAGTGATAGCAACTGCAGATGCGTTTGTTCCACCAGAAGGTGCGGTTGAAATTGAAACTGTTGGAGGTGTTGTATATCCATATCCATCATTATTTAAGAATATTTTTCTGATATACCCACTAGAAATTCCAGCAACAGCAGAGGCAGTGCTTCCAAACCCAACTAAGTTTAATGTTGTAATATATCCTTCTTCTTGAATTTGAGTATCAATTTCATAAATCGTAGTATCGATAACTTCGTCTTCATATTCAAATAATTCACATTTTAGTTCATAAACATATAATTTTCCTAATTGATAAAAAGGTTGTTCATGTTCGACAAACTTAACTTCAAATAATTTTTGACCTAAAGGAAAATATATCAAATCTCCTTCTTTTGGTCTTGTTCCTAATTCTACATCTGCAATATTATTTGGATCTATAAATGGTGCAATAAAATCTTCATATCTTTCTCTAGAAATCACTACATTCAATTCATCTTTTAAATTCATACCAAATTTTGTCAGTATATCTCCTTGACCAGAATACCCATCATAAGTGTTTACATATGCCTCTATGGCATAATTATCATCAAATTTAGATGAAGAAACTTCTTTTAATATAGTCTCTTTTTTAACAAATTTTCTTGGTATATAAATTACCTCAACACCGTACATTTTGAGTTGTTCATTAATCAAATCTTGAACTAATCTTTGTTCTCCAGGAGAACCTTGAAGGAAAAAGGGATTAAGTGTCATTACTATCCAATAAAATCGTAAGGTGGTAACTCATAGTCCATTGACATTCTCGTTCTAATACTTTCCAACTCTCTTTCAGCATCCTCATATAATTCTCTACCATTCAATTCAATTCCACCAGGTAACTTAACTCCCCTAAATTTAATTAAATTTTGACCCCATTGTCTTTTCATCAATGCTGTTAAATATTTTTTAAGAAAACTATCATTATAAACTTTTGTAAAATCATTAGGATTTAAAATTCTATAGCAATCAATGATAATAAATGTATCTTTTGATTTTGCATTCCAATCAATATCCAAATATAATCTATTTTGTCTTTTGTTAAATCTTATTTGCTTGTCCGTTGTTAAAAGAAAATCAATATCTTCTAGATACGTTTTGACCATAGAGTATTGAAGAAGTTCAATTGAGTTAAAATAATATAAATCATTTAAAAATAATTGATATTTGATACTAAACATTCCAGATGAAATAGAACTAGTATCAAACTTGAATATTTTTTCTACACCAATAACGGAATCTGGAACTTGAATGAAATTAGAATTTTCATAAAAGTTAAATGTTGTAGTTCCTATGCCAGAAATATTTGCAGATCCTGTAGTTGTTACAATTCCAACGCCACTTGTATATTGAACTTTACCTCTGTTTATATCATTTTCTGTAATTTTGTACTTTAAATACATTCTTTCAACACCATCAAAATGTCTCTCTTGAAAATATTGTAAGGCGTCATCTACTAAATCATCTATTTGGTCATCATCCAAGTTAATTTCTAAAACAGGAGCACCTAATCTCCTCAGACAATAATCAACTAATTGTTGTCTTGTTGCAGGTTTAGACATTAGTAAGTACCCCCATCTATTGTAGTTGACCAAGTTGGAATACCGGTATCATCAGTTGTAAGTAAACAATTTGTATAATTAATAGCGACATTAGTAGTACCAGTTGAAACCATTAGTCCTGATGAATTAAAATATGCTATTCCACTAGTATATGTTGGAGTGTAAAAAAGTGAATTTAATACTCGTAAATTTGTAGTGGTAGTAAATCCAGTTATATATGCATTTTTTGCTGTCAATTCATCAAGAAAAATATCGTCTTTTACATATAAGTCTCCACCAACATAAAGATCATTACTGAATGTACCAACTCCTACAAACGTGGAGAGTCCAGAAATTGAAAGTTGAGTTCCAAATATAGTTGATTGGTTAGTGATAATACCAACAAATGTAGAAAGTCCAGAAACTACTACATCACCACCTACATTTAGTGCTTCAAGTACATTTACATTATTAATAAAAGTCGAAACTCCAATTACAATTAGTTGATCATCTATGGTAACAGTGCCGCCAGCAGAGTCAAGTGTTAGATTACCCGTTGATGTATCAATCTCATTGTCATTGGCAATACCAATACGAATGTTGTCAATCTCTGCGCCACCATTGGCATCTACGAGTCCAGTGAATGTAGAGACACCAGAAACATTAAGTTGCTTAGAGAATAATGTTGGTCCAGTAACTGTTGTAATACCAGCAAAGGTAGAGACACCAGAAACTGAAAGTTGTTTAGTAAATAACGTTTCTCCAGTAACTGTTGTAATACCAGCAAACGTAGAAAGTCCAGAAACATTTAATGTAGTTGCACGTAAAACATTAATTGTACCTATTCCGGTTACATTAATATTGCGAGCAGTAAGTTCATCAAAGAAA